CGGAAAAGATTTTCTTGCGCTTTCTTGTAGCTGGTAAACTCTTTCTCAAGCTCTTGGGCAGCTACAGCATGACCTGATTTATAACCTTTGACATGGCCTGCGTAATAAGATCCACCAACCAGTACGGTGAAAAGGAATACTAGGATAAGACCACCATAAAATCTATCAATAACAGATGGAAGCATTATTTAGCTCCTATACATTTTTTATGCTCTTCAATTCTTCGCTTGGTTAAGCCTGGCAGTTCTCTACCCTGGAATTTGTTCCATCTAAGAATTTCATCACAGGCTGCTCTGTAATTTACAGGAGGAGTATTAAGGATCTTAACTAGTGTTGATCTGCAAAAGGCGTGTTCTCCAATATTATAGGCTAGAGACACGTATGCATCAAACTCATATTGATAGAGGGGAGCATGTACGCATCTCTGTACTGCCTTCTCGAACTTGCTTGCCTCCTCTCCTAGTCTAACCACTCCTCTCTCCACGGTTATTCTGTCCCCTATTTTTACGTCTTTGGTGAATCCAAAACCGATGGTGGGGACATCCCCTGGAACTGGATGGTAGGCAGTATCACGCCAGCCTTCGTGAACTACTATACCAATTAAGCCAGCAGCAGATAGTCCAAGAAGACTGGCATGAACTCTATTCATCTGTAGCTCTCCTGTGCGGGTGATCGTCACCAACATCACCACGACGGTGATGCTTATTCTTGCGATCCTGAACATGAGTATAAATTGTGTAGATCTTGTGTCCTATCATTAGGATTGTATACACAAGAGTTAAGATTAAAATAATTTCTGAGACTTGCATTCCAGCAATAGTGGCGAGTGAGACCCCGAGTGGTGGGGCAGTTTTAGCGGCTATTGCCGTGGCTGTCTCTGTTGACTGATCGGGGCTCATTAATTCTCCTTATTGTGCGATATATCTAAAGGTCATCTTTAAACGATTATCCATTGGATTTACCCTTCTTATAGATCCGCTGTTCCTGAGCTAAACACAATTTTGAGTCTGTTGTCAGTACCCATTCCAACTTTAAGCAGTTGGGCATCAGCAGATACATCACATACATAGTGTTCTGTATTATAACGTTCACGTTGAATTCGCCATACTAATGTATTATTCGATTTGATATAGAATAAAATTACATCAGTGACATTCAGGATAGTGAAAAAACTTAATTTCTGGTCGTGACACACTACCGGAGTTTTGGTCCCAGCAGGTAGAGTGGTAGTTGTATAGTCTTCTGGTACGGAATCGTACCAATAAAATTTGGCGCTACCTAATGAATCTGTCCAAGCTACACTAGGTCTCATATTTGCATCGAAAGCAAAACTTATTTTTACAGCATCTGGTATAGTTAGTACAGGATAAGATATTAATGTTCTTTTATTTTTTAAAGAAAAAATACCTGTGTTACTATCGTAGGAAGATTCCCAATCATCAACATCGATCCCAGCTGACGGATCTGACAAAGCTATCCCACCTTTTTCACGATCAGCAGAGGTTGGAGTAACAGTAGAATCTGGAAATAACAGATCTTTATTATCTGCTACTCTCCATACATTTCCATGTGGTAACATTATACTCTCGCCCAGGTAGCTTTTGCATAGAATACAATTCTACGAGTATTATCCTTAGGAACAACAGGATCAAATGAAACTTGGTAACCATTTATATCATTATTCACATTACTCCAGAATAAGGTCTTAAAATTACCAGCCACAGGATTGGGTCCTGCTTGATTAAGTTCAATGTATCCAGTTCTTTCCAAACTATTATTAACATAGGCGTAGTCAGCACCATAGTATACAGTACTCGTAGTGCCTGATGGTTTAGCAGTAATAGCTGAGATATCAGCGCCCACACCAGAAGTTATTACTGGCTTAGTGCCATAGGGATTGTAGTGAACACATGTCTGTGTACCCGGCGGCACAGCTGAATTTTGAACTTGTGATACGCGGGTAACAGTATCATGCACTGTTGCGCCAATAGTAATTGTACTAATCAAATCTGTTAAAACCGGTACTCTCTGTAACTGATAATAGACATCCAAAGATTCATTTGGAAGTACAGTAATTGAAGTGGGGGCTCCAAGACCGTCCAAAATCAGTGCTCTTGAAAAGATGCCATAGGTGGCTCCGCCTAAATGCTGATCGACACTGACTTCAGTGTAGTTACCATTCAATGAGCCGAATGGGAACCTATACATTATAGTTCTCCAAGCGATATAATCCGGAGATCCAAAATTACCACTTGTTTCCAAATTAGGAGCATTAGTTGTTCTAGCTGCAAAGGCCGCTAAAGCTAGATCGGTAACTAGCGGCGTTGATGTGCCTGTACCTATAGAAATGGCAGAATGGTAACCTATAGTGCCCCACCGATTTAGACCTGCATCTGTAATCAAATTATCAAACCAAGGTGTTTCTTGAATGGTGACTCCAGACTCGTGCCTTTTTACTAGCTTGAATCTTCCTCGGACAGATGATTTAAAAGGTTGCAGCTCTAGTTCTCTAGTTCTATTAATTATTAGATATGGTGACTCAATCATGAAACCTCCGCATGTGTCAATAGCCCGTTAGCTTCGTATTGCTCCGGTACCCAATTGGTATACTCTAAATATGCAAATAATTCTAGAAGTACACCAGTAAGTAAACTGTTACCGGTAGTTATCTCCGGCTCCATCTCATAAGTTAGATATCCATAGGTCTCGACTAGAGTAGTAGTTAGACTACTATTACCAGTAATAGTCTCGGGCAACATTGTGTAATCTAGGTATCCATATACTTCTGATAGTGCGCCTGTTAGTAATGAATTTCCTGTAGTATTATCCACTATACTAGATAGAAAATCAATATCATAGATAATACTAGAGCCAGTATACGAATCTTGTATGTAGCCAGGATATATGGAGCTTTCTATGGTAAAGTAATTTGTAACCTCGGGATCTGCCTCAGCAGGTCTCAAGAAAACAGGCCTCTCATACACACCACCAAATGGAATATAATCAACCGTATCTAAACCATTATCTGGTAGAACTAAAAAGTTTTTACCTAGTAGTATCTCAGAATCTTCTTCTACATTTAAAGGTGGACTGTAGAAAGGAGTCTCATTTACACCAACCACCTCTTTGGCTACACTACCGGCTTTTCCAGCCTTGTCTAGATATCCCATAGAGACTCCTTAGATCATTCCGTTAGTGTTTACATTGATTTGTACATTACCGCCCTTTGCTCGCCTGAACTTTTCTTCCTTATTTAGCATTTGCAGCTGCTCTAGAGTTTTCTTCTCATAGCGAGCTTCCATTGCCTCATTATCTAAATAGGCACCAATATGTCGTAGGGCTGCAAATACAACCATTTTTTCATGAGCATCTCGGAGCCAGTTCCAAGCTTCTTTACCTATAAACATTACCGAAGTAGTAGTTCCGCCGTGTAGTACTGCCCAGGCATCCGCCTCCGCCTCTGAAAGGAATACAGCTGTGTTAGGTGCATTACCAGACTTATAAAGAGTGGTACCGCCAGAAGGTACCTCTTCTAGATATGGTTGTTCATTGTCGGCATATGCTGGATTCCAGTTGGCAGGAATCACACTGTATAGGGCATTCAGCTGCGGTAGTCGTCTGTAGTAATTCAGTTCTACAATATCACCGATGGCTAACTTAGGATGGATTAAAATCTGGAGATCCTTCCAAGTATATCTGTATCTACTGTAATTCTCGGCGTAGTTATCCATGAAGGTTCTGATATCGGTGACCTGATTATACATTTGATCTGTTTGTTGCTTATCAGCACCTTCCAGCTTTCGCAAATATACGAACTCTGTCAGGTCTTCGGGTACTTCCAAAACTGTAAATAGTTCTTCAATACCGTTCGCTTCGGCGTCTACTTCGTACTTAATAGTGTATTCTAGTTGAGGAATACGGAGCTCCCTATAAATATCATCAAGTCCATATTGCAGGCAATCCTCAATGATATCCTCGGGAATGGTAGCGACTTCTCGCTTGTTGGCCCAGTCTCTAACCTTAGCTTTGAGGGCATCAAATCTTGGTGTTGCCATATAAGCTCCTTATTATTTCTTTACATTGGATGTAAGTAGATTGGGATACTCTGTCATAATGATGTGCTTAAATTTCTTTTTAGCTGGCTCGTCATGCATGAAAGTTGGATCATGAATATTGATACCATATTTTGTAAGAATATCAATGGCCACGATATCAGGGATAATAGCGAAAGAACGAAAATTACGAGTAGTTCTTGGATTAATAGCATCCTGCTCCCTCATCCTCTCTGCATAGGTAACATAATCAGATACATCTTGATCTAGTCTGAAGTCTTTCTCGTTGGTTTTTACGATAAAACTATTTGGGTTATCATCTTGTGATTTAAAGCCTGACATTAGGCATCTCCTTAATTACTTAGCCATGCCTGCATAATGCCGGTGTCAGTTAGCCGGCCTACTTCATATTTAGCATTCGCCCCATTATATGCGGCAATCAAAGACACAGTCGTACTACCATAGGTTACTGCTGTAATCTTATTGTTTGTATCGACCGATACACTTACAACGTCATCAGAGAACACCTTCGTGCCATCCGCGTTTGAAATCTTTAGTTGCATAATAGCTCCTATAGAATGAAAAAGGAAGAGGATTTCTCCTCCTCCTTTTCGTTTAATTAGGCACCGCTGAGACCTAGAATGAGACCGGCACCCTTGGGGTTCTTGCACTCAAGTGTGATCTCTTCGACAATCTGGCCGATAATGCTATCACCTAGCTGGCCTAGCTCAACTTCTTGCATTGGGCGTAGAACAGCAACAGCAAACCACATTGGATCATAGACTAGGGCGCAGAAGTTTGCAGCCTCATCTAGACCTGAAATGTCAGTCTTGCTTAGACCCATGATGTAGTTAGGAACTACCATAACATCACCGAAGTCTGACATGTAGATCTCGACTGACTGGCGAAGCTTGCCGTCGTCTAGACTACGAGTAGTGTTTGAGCTGATGGCAGCTGTGTTTGTACCAAACACTTGTGAACCGGCAGCCTGTGAGCGAGCACTGAAAGCACGACGGTTAGCAGGTGAAACCATGAGCTTTGTAGCCTTACCACCCGCTTCATAGATTGTCTGCATTAGCGTATCAACGTGTGATAGCTGCAGTGGGTTCTTGTCTGCGCTGGTAACAGTTGTGAATGTTCCGGTAACACCTACACCAAGGTTTGTTGGTGCAGTGTACTCGTTAGCAGTTGTTAGAGCATTAACAACGTTGTGGTTCATCCATGCTTGATAGCCACCGAAAGTACGGGTGCCTGCACCGTTGCTTGACTGCCATGAATGAACGAGAGAGAACTCCTGATCACGCTTCATCTCAATGCCACGCTTCTTGAGTTGATAAGCATACTCGTCAGCAACACCGGCTTGATCAACAGCACGCTTGGTACCAGTGACCTGAACAACCTTTGAGTTGATCTGGGTGTAGTTGGCGAGACGAGTTCTCATTGGTTCGGCAGCTTGGGCAGCGGCGACCGTTGAGAAGCTTACACCTTCAGCTACAGCGCTAACAGCGGGCGTAGCTAGTTCGTCAGTCTGCCACTCATGTAGGATGGCAGTAGCCTTGGTCTTGCCAATGCTTGATAGGAAAGGGGTCTCATCGCGTGAGATCATGCTGATAAAGTTAGCAAGGTCTTCGCGCTCACCAGCGTTAATTGAATTGCCGGTGGCGGATGCGCTACCAGAGACGGCCTTAGGACCGCCTGTAGTAAAGTTTCTTGTAGCCATGATTTATTTCCTCATAAATAATGAAGGTTATAGTTTGCGGCTAACTGAAGAAATACTCTTTAAGAAATCCATCTGTTCACGATCTGAAGCTTGACCTGTCAGAACTTTCTGACGAGTCACTTGAGCAGCAGCTTGTTGCTTCTTTTCAACAGGAGTTCCTTTCTTTGAAGGAATGCTCTTTGAAATAGGTGCGTTTTTACGCTTGACTACACCAGTAGCCTTAGCAGTCTTCAGTTTACGATAATCATTAAGCATACGTACAATAACCGGATCGTAAATTTGATTTAGCACTTCTTCATCGAGACCTTCTGAAAGGGCAAAATCGCGAATACTCTTGGCAAGCTTTCCTTCATCATCCCATTCAGGGACAACTTCCTTAATATTTGATTGGAAGTTATGAAGTAACCTTTGTTGCTCTTCCTCGCGTTTTGCTTTAATCTGTTGAACGATAGCAACAGTACCTTGCTCTCGTTTATTTCGAGTAGCCCAATATTTTTCTTGAACGCTATCCCGCTTTTCTTTTAGTTCTCTGGCGGTATATAGGTCATTTTCTTCTTGAGCCTTCTCAATCTGCTTTGATAGATCATGATACTCTTTGCCTAATTGCTGTTCAGCTGACGTCATTTCATGATGAAGTACTGAACCTAGCTGCACTAGTTCATTTAGTTTAGTTGTTCTTTCTTCTTCGAGCTGTTTCCGTAGTTCGCCCAGTTCACGTCCCTTTTGAGACAGATGCTTGTCAGTAGCATAGCCCTTGCGAATTTCTTCGAGGGTAATATATTCTAGTTTACCATCGATCTTCACAGGTACTTTGTATTCCCAGTCAATATCTTCTTCTGAAGGCAGATCAGCTTCTTGGGTAGAATCTTGTTCATCCTCATCTGTCTTCTCAGATTCAGTATCTTCTTCGACTGACTCCTCTGTGTCGCTATCGGCTGATGATTCGGCATCGGGATCTTCATCCGATTCACCATCCGGAGTCGAGACGTCGCTGTCTTCATCTGGTAGAGATTCTTGCTTCAGCCCTAGCTTTTCAGCCATAGGTGAATTTCTAAGAATGTCATCGAGACTAGGCATCCCCAACTCTTCACTATTGTACCCGTCATCAAAATCCTTTGAGCTTACTTCGCTCGCAGGAGTACTGGTAGAGAGGTTATCTAGCGTATTTTTCATGTTCATTTATCAGTCCTTTTTAGCTGAACGAACAGCTTCCATTTTTTCAGAGTTACTAACTTTCTTTACAATGTCAAGTGCTTGGTTTACTTGTACTAGCAGGGGAGCATAATTTTGTGCTCGACCCACGCCACCTGCACTGCCGCATCTAGCAATCTCGTTAATAATCTGGGATTGTGCTTGTTTAAGGACTGATTCTGCTAATGTATAATCAACTGTAATTGTCATGTTGTTCGTTACCTTCTGCACCTTCTTGTGCTTGTTTCTTTGTCTTAAGGATTGACTCTGCATTCTTGCCATATTGGTGAATATGTACAAGCTTCTCTTTAACACTGCCTAACGCCATTGCTACAGAGTATAAGTACTCTCGTTCTTTCTGACAGTGAGGCTCTGTCTTTAGCCATGCAGAAAACAATTCTGTTAAGATCTCCACGTAAGCACCATTGAAGAAGTGCTCTACATCATTTTTGTAGAATGTAGCTCTGGAGAGGGCAAACTGGGCATCCCTAAAGGGTTCTACCACTTGTTTGCCCTCCTCATTCATACGCGGCTTAATCTTCTCTTTAAACCCATCTGCGTATTGTTTCATATTACTCCATGAAATTAAACAATTTTTCTAATATGTACCGGCTACCCTAGACGACGTTACCGGCTACCCATTACTGGACAGGAGGCGCTACTGCCGCAGGTGGCCCTTCGGAGGGTTGCGCCTGGGGTGTTCCTACCGGCATGCTAGCATCCTGTGTGACAAACTGCATGGTAAGTTGGAAGAATTGCATAATATCTGGGCGCTCAGGAGGCTCAATACCTTCCTTCCTAGCGCTAATAGCTAGTTTGGCCCACTCTTGAGCACTCTTGTCCATAGCAACCACCATTTGTCTAGCGTTATCCTGCATGGCGTTCTTGCTTTGAATGTTAGTGAGTGCTAACGTCGCTTCTCTCTGGGCAATATCCAGTTGTTTTAGCTGCTCTTCCAGCTGCTGTAGCTTCTTTTGAGCTTCGGCTTCAGCTGCTCTAGACTGCTCTGCCATCTGCTGGAACTCGGGGGTAGTGTAGTCTACAATGTAGTCTAGTGGGTCTAATCCCAACGCTTCTAATGTCTTAGCAGCAATATTAGCAGCAGCCGCAGGTGCGACAACTCCACCAGCTCCTGCCTCTTGTAGTGCCGGTAGCACCTGACCACCCACAACCTGCATCTTTTGGAGCATGTTTGTATTGCCGTTTTCGCCAACATCGGCATCCACCTCTAGTAGCATATCAGCAGGAAGTGTAGAGGGGTCTACCGAGTGTAGAAAATTGTTTGGGTCATAGTACTTGACTTTACGACCTGACAGGCAATCCTTAATCATTCTGTAAATACCTTCAACAAAAGGCTTGATGGCTGTCTCTACATGACGTCGGGCCATGTAGTACAGTCGGACCTGTGCCGCTGTCATAGCCATTTGCAATTTCTGCTCACTGTTGCCTGACACGTATAGTGTGTCGTTTAGTCCTTGAGCTGCCTTTGACAGACCATGTGACTGCTCTTTATGCAGCTGCAGGAATTCAAGAAGCGGTACTGTACCAGCAGAGATTGTATCAGGAGCTAATGGTGCTACTGCATTGTTGGGGTTACCATTAGTAGGAATTAGCTGCTTAGGCTTCATGTTCTGAAGCGCAGAGAAATCCACTGTATTTGGATCTGCTAGCTTTGGGCTGTAGTTAGTGAGGTATACGTTCTCTACGAAACCACGAAGGATTGCTGTCATGGCTAGAGTACTTGGTCTTGCCATATCTGCAACAGATAGTCCCATGAACTCATGAGGGATCTCAAATGGAGCAAAGCTTGCTAGTGGAATATATGCACAATCCTCTTCAACTAGGATGTAGCTACCAAGCATGATAATGTGCTTTAGTTCAGCAATACCATCACCATCACGGTCCACTCTAATCCAGCATTCAGTAAGTGTAACTTCTGTGTTGGCTTCTGTATCAATAGGTGATACACCATTGTCTACCGTGTATTCTACACCTGACAGGATTTTTCTGGTAGCTACTTCAGTGGAGTATCTTGTGGCCCATGTGACTGACCCATCCCCTACCTCATCCCAGTCAATATCTTTAGCTTTATCAGGATAATTCTTACGAATATCACCACGAGTCGTATCTGTCTGTAGACCAACAAAATCGGCATCATAAAGAGAAGCTGCTGACTTTGAGATACGGAAATTCTCAGGAGGGACATTCTCAATCTTAATGCGTGACTTATCAACCTTCTTACGAATACGAACATCTTTGTAAATGTTGACATAGGTCTGTGTCCCATCTGGAAGATCAATAACTGTGGGCTCATATTCAGCAGTACCTACAATGTCACAACAATCATCTGAGAGCAGAAGGTCTAATGCATTCTGATCGATCTCCTCGTACTCTTCGAAGGTGTACTCGAAGTCCTCAATGAAGCCCCAACGAATAATACTGTTCTTCCACAGAAGACCGCTCTTGGTCCATGTGTTTAAAATCTGCCAACCTGGGTTCTGCTTGAAGATAACATAGTTGACTAGGTCAGAAGCTACTTTGGAATTGTGTAGATCGGTTGGTGTTTTACCTTTTGGGGTGAACTTCGCAATCTTATTATTGTTGAATAGTAGCTCAGATACTACCGCTAGATAACCATCTACTGCTTCTACTGTGTCTGAGGATACAATCTGAGATACACCCTGCGGTGTTAGATGCCCAGTTGCCAGCATCCCGTATTCGAGAGTACTCTTTTGACGCTCATTGGTTAGTGTGCTGCTATTGAGCCAGTCTCCAACTGACATCATTAGCCCTTGCTCTACGAGATTAACTAACTCTTCATCAGTTACCTTTTCGTATTCTGTCTTCTTAATTCTGGCCATGTTGCGCCTTTCTGCGATAACCCATCGCAATCAATCATTCATTATAGCTTAAATATTTTATCGGAACCATTATCAAATACTATCGATACTGCAACCGCACCAGCATTAATTGGCAAGCCGCTACCTTGATCAATAAAGCCAATAAGACGGCTAGTTGATGGGGTGCCACTATCTAACCATAACAATA